AAAAGTTCACAGGTTCAGAAAAAGGTTGGGTTGGACCTCACAAGCTATTAACAGACATAGAAGATGCCAATATAGAAAGTTTAGATGACATGCTTAAGCCAATTGAAAGATCATGGAAGCGTTACCAAAAGTCATTAAAACATACTTTATATAAGATTAATGAGTGTTTGAGAGATAATTAACTTTAGTAAAGATACTTATAAGTATAAAAGAATTAACAGGAGTAAGACATAATGTCAAGCAAACTTTTTGAAGAAGCAATTGCCGATGCTAAAAAGCTTCGCGAAGTTGCAGAAGATAATGCCAAAAAGGCAATATTAGAAGCAGTTACACCTAGGATTAGAGAATTCATCGAAGCTCAATTAATAGAAGGCGAAGAAGAAGAATCTAATAAAAACGAACTAGAAGCTGAAAAAGAAGATATTGAAGAAAAAGAAGAAGATGAAGTTGTTTTAGACGAATCTGCTCTTAAAGCTTTAATTAATCTTGTTGGAGGCGAAGAAATACTTTCCGAATTTGATATATCATCTTCATCCAAAGTGGTTCAAGAATCTGTTGAAAAGACTTTAAGTAGTCTTTCAAGTTCAAACAGAAAGAAATTGCAGCAAATTGCAAATAAATTTAATAAAAAAGCAGATATTTTAGAATCGCGCAATATAAATAATAACATTGATTTAAATCAGGAGAAAACAGAAATGTCAAACCGCGAAAAATTTTATGAAGTTGATCTTCAGGCACTTAAAGAATCCATTGAAAACGAGATGGAAGAAATGGACCAAGACTCTATGGAAGAAATGGACCAAGACTCTATGGAAGAAATGGATGATGCTTATGAAGCAGATGATCCTATGGAAGAAATGGATATGGACGAACTTATGAACGAAATTCGTCTTGTTCTTGATCTAGGCGAAGATGTTGACACTGACGATCTTCCTGAGATGCTTAGAGGAATGGTAGAGGAAGATGAAGAAGGTGAAGAAGTTGACCTTGAGGATCCGGATTTAGAAGATGAGCCGGCCGGCGAAGATATGCCAGACATGGAAGCAGAAATTGGTGATATGTTCGGTGAAGAAGGTGAAGAAGGCGAAGAAGAATTAAACGAAACGTTTGAAATTGATCCTCGCATGCTGCGTCAAGAACTCGCTCGAGTTAAAAGACAGTTACGTGAAGGTAAAATGGATCATCACTTCGGTGGAAAAGGTGGTGCTAAGGCAGGCGTCGATGGATCATATGGCGGAAAAGGAAAGAAGAACGCAGGTGTTAAATCAGCATTTGGCGGCGGCAGAGAAGGCCAAGATCCTTTCGTTAACCCACCTCAAATTAACAAATTAAACGAAGCAATTCGAAATCTGAGACGCACAAATCGAGCTCAGACTGAGAAACTGAATAAATACAGAGGAGCTATTAATACTCTTCGTGAACAGTTGGAAGATCTCAATTTATTTAATGCTAAATTACTTTATGTGAATAAGCTACTTCAGAATAAGTCACTTAATGAATCTCAGAAAAAATCTGTAATCAAGGCTCTTGACGAAGCAAACTCACTTAGCGAAACTAAAGCATTATATAAGTCATTAACTGAATCTCTTTCTTCAAGTAGAAAAGGTACAATTAATGAATCAGTGAGATACGGTAGTTCATCCCGCACTACTACGTCAGCAAGCTCAAGAAAGATGCAAGAGACTAGCGACTTAGGCCGCTGGCAAAAACTTGCGGGACTTAAAAAATAACTTAATTTCAATTGTTTATAGGAGATATATAACATGTCTAGAGAATTTACATTAGGTCAACTTACCGAGGGAATCCGCGACAGAAACGTGGGTCAAGACGGTGGAAGACTTATGAACAAATGGACACGAACAGGATTGTTACGTGGCCTTCAAGAAACCAAGCGCGAGAATATGGCTCGTTTGCTTGAAAATCAAGCTGCTCAAGTACTTAGAGAAGCTAACACAATGGGTAACGGATCTGGTGGCGCTGGAAACATCGATGGTTTTAGTAACATCGCATTTCCAATCGTACGCCGCGTATTTGGTGGTTTAGTTGCTAATGAACTAGTATCTATTCAGCCAATGAGTCTTCCAAGTGGACTTCTTTTCTACTTAGACTATTCTTATGGAAGTCAAGTAGGTGGTGAAGATGCCGGATCTGTTGGTAGCACACTCGGAAACGTAGCTTTATCAGGAAATACAGCAGCTACTTTTGAAAAAGGTGATTCACTTTATGGCTCACCAAATGGAAGCAGTATTCAGTCAGGTGCTGACGCAATCGGCGGCATGTATGACTTAGCTGGTTCAACATATTCAAAAGCATATGTTACTGGTTCAGGACACGCAATCTCCGGTCATGCTGCTGGACAAATTGCTGCAGCACACGCAACAGCTGCTGGTGCATACCATGCAACAACTGGTCTTTTTGCGATTGGTAATCAGATTGAAACTACAAATAGTAAAAACTTGGTGCTATTGCAACATGATCCGCAAATTATTGCTGATATTGTTGATAACGGCACAAATTATCATTTTGTAATTGCAAATATATCAAAGCTAACTAGCTTTGACAAAACACTTGTTAAAGGTGTATCACTGCTTGATGCAGATGGAGCAACTAATTCCGGTGGTATTACTAAAGTTAGCTCTACTATTCAGCAAGGTACAAACGTATTAAACGTACGTAGACTTAATCAATTAGGATCTTGGGATGGATCAACATTTACGCGGAGAACATCAGCCGATGCGCTTGCTGTGGACATGCTGTTTGTTTGTCCTGGTACTGTTGGTACCTCAGCTGATACATTATTCGCAAATGGCATTACAATTGTAGCTTACCCTAAAGCTGATGGAGTAACTGCCGAGGGTGGTACAGGTGGTGTTGTTACAATTCCAAGTTTTGAGTCAGATTTTGGAACAGGCTCAACTCAACCTATGATTCCAGAAATCGATATCAAGATCGAAAGTATTGCGGTAACAGCTCAGACACGTAAGTTAAGAGCTCGTTGGTCCCCAGAACTTGCGCAAGATCTTAATGCATATCACTCTTTGGACGCTGAAGTTGAATTGACTCAGATTCTTTCAGAGCAGATTGCATTAGAAATCGATCGTGAGATTCTTAATGACCTCTTGGTTGAAGCAAAAGGTGCAAACTTCTTCTGGTCACGTAAGCCAGGTAAGTTTATTAACAAGCGAACAGCTGCAGCTCAAACATTATCTAGTACACTTTCAATTGGGCCGGCATTTACTGGTACAGTTCGTGAATGGTATGAGACTCTTGTTGAGACCATTATCGACGTTGCTAACGAGATTCACAGAAAGACTCTTCGCGGAAGTGCAAACTTCATCGTAGTTTCTCCTGAAGTTGCTACAATATTCGAAGCTTCTGTACTTTACAAGCCTTCAATTAAAATTGACGGTCAAGGTCAAGTTGCTGCTCCATTCAGTCTTGGTGCTGAAGCTATTGGATCACTTACTAACAGATTTACTGTTTATAAAGATCCTTACTTCCCACGTAACAAGATTCTTGTTGGATACAAAGGTGGTTCTTACTTAGAGTCTGGATACGTCTATGCTCCTTACGTACCATTGATTGTTACTCCTACCATCTTCGCTCCTGAGGATTTCACCCCAAGAAAAGGTGTTATGACTCGTTACGGAAAGAAAATGGTTCGTGCTGACTTCTACGGAACAGTTACATGTTTAGATATGGAAGTAATCTAATCCAACACACCCTAGGGTGAGTTTAGTATTAAAAGGCGCTCTTTATGGGCGCCTTTTTTGTTTTTATATGTACATTATAAAATTATTTAAAGCAGTATATACTAATATGTTCGCTAAGGACAGTTCAACACAACACACAGGTAATAATATGAATGGAACACCCTATGCACTGCGGGCTAGCCTACTAGCGCAAGCTGAGCAAATTTTAACACACAGATATCATCAGGAATATGAAAGAATTAGATACCTTTGTGATCGGGATGCAATTGTCTTAAAGACAACTGTATGGCCTACACTACCATCCACAGAAAACATTATTTTAGAGGCAGAAAAACTTTATAAGTTTGTACAAACAAAATAAAACCTTATATAATGTAACAAAAGAAATAATTAGGAGAAATTATGCCTCGCAAAAAGA